CCCTCTAGGACGAGGGTGGGCATGGCGGCGATGTGGAGGGCGTGGATGAGGTCGGCCTGGCGTTGGTAGTGGGTGATGTTGAGGTTGGCGATGTCCAGCAGCGGGGGCTGGGAGATGAGTAGGCCGCGGCGGTTGCTGTAGATGGGGACCAGGGGGATTTCGGTGAGGCTGTAGCCGCCGCTGGAGGTGAATTCGACGACGTCTTGGCCGAGGGTGTAGAGGTCGTAGCGGCCTGGGTAGATGACGCGCATTTCCTCGACTTGTTCTTCGCCGAAGTCGTTGAGGGGGCGGACGTCGTAGTCGTGGATGCGGACCTGGAGGAGGCGGTTGGTGACGGGTTCTTTGCGCCAGCCCCAGATTTGGGGGGCATCGACGTGGACGAAGTAGGGGCGGCGGCCCAGGGCGCGTTCTTCGGCCAGGTTGAGGACTGCGGCGGCGGCCGGGTAGTCGACGAGGATGGCGCTGTGGCCGTAGGTGAGGCTGCTGACTAGGGCGCGGCGGGCGTATTCGTTGATGTTCGAGCCGAGGCCGTCGATGTTTTGGGCGAGGTCCAGCCAGTATTGGTCGCCTTCGATGTGGATGGGTTTGCGGAGGATGGCGCCAGCTGCGGTTTCGATGAGGCGGCTGGTGTAGGGGCTGAGGACGCTGCGATCGACGCGGGTTTGGTAGGCGTCCTCGTCTTCGCGGGGTTCTTGGGGGAGGTAGGTTTCGCTGAGGTCGCGTAGGTAGTTGGTGCCGCGGGTGACGGCGGCCATGACGGCCCAGTCCGGCATCATGGCGATGACGTCGAGGCTGCGGACAAATGGGGATTCGCTGACTACAGCGCCAGTGGGCGGGATGTTGGCGCTGTAGACCACGGCTGGACTCCTACTTTGTACCTATTTTGGCACTAGCTGTCGAGAGGTGATCCGTGCGCGAGTGGGATACGCCTGTGCGGGGCCCGTGGAACGCGCTGATTAAACAGTGCCTGGATGCGATTGATAGGCACGAGGAGTTATATCGCTCCAGTGGGAGTGGATGGCACGCGGCGAAGGCGCAGGATTTGCGGTGGTATGTGGCGGAGTTAAAAGATTGGATTCACGCGCAGGAGCGTGTCACCACTTCGTCTTGTCCGCCCAGTACGCCGGGGACATCTTGCCACGGGCAATGTTACTGGCGTGCCTTGCTTTGAATGATGCCCGTCTGGCCTGGTCTGCTGCTGATTCTCCTTTTCGTGGTGGTGAGCCAGATACGCCCTGTTGGCCGAAGCGGATGAGTTTGATCGTGCTGCCCTCTTTGGCGAGGACGGCGTGGGATTTGGTGGGGTGGTTGGGGGTGCGCTTGGGTTTGTTGTAGCCCTCGAAGCGTTCGCCGCGATACTCAATCGTCATCTTCGGGTTCCTCGTCGTCGGGGTCGGGCAGGGGTACCAGGATTTCGATGCCGTGGGCAAGCATCGTGACGAAGCCGCCAAGAGTTTCGGGGAGGGAGGGGGTTTTGAAGACGAAGGTGGCGTGGGTGAGGCCCTCTTCTGCGTCGATGTCGATCTGGACGCAACCGCCGTTAATTGTTTGGATGGCCATTAGCGGCTGATTTCCTCCCAGTCCATGGATGCATGTACGTTAGACGTTGCCGTACCCGCCGTGACAACGAGGCTTAATTCGTAGGGGGTTGTTGCGAGGCCGTTGCGTTCCAGTTGGAATTTGAAAAGTGCTTCTTTGAGGATGTCCACTGAGGATGTGCTCTGATTGGTGGAGCTGAAATAGCCCTGGGCAAGGATGCGACCGCCGGTTGTTGCTGTTCCAGTCAGGTTGTATTCGACGCTGGATTCTGTTCCGGCGCTTGTCCAAGTGCCTCCGGTGGTTGTGGCAGAGGCAACTACACGCCAGTTGTAGTTTGCGTTGGCTGTGGCGCCAAGGATGGATAGGGCGGTAAGGATTACAATCGCATCTAGTGCGGTTGATTTAAGGCGTAAAGAGATGATTGGGTAGTATGTGCCGGCTGTGGTGAGGGCGTAAGGGGCAGTTATTGTTGTGCCGATGGCTTGTTGGAGGCCGCGGAGTTCGTAGCCGCCTTCAGAAAGTACGGTTGAGCAGACTTGTTTGAGGGTGCTTGTGCTGGCGGTGGCGGCGGTGTTGGTTATTTCGTAGCGGAGAGGAAGGGAGGCGGTGGTGATGTAGGTGGAGGTGATGATGTTGGCGTGGTGGAAGGAGTGGCAGTGGATGAATTTGCCGTTGATGACGAAGCCCATGCGGACTGTGCCGAGTCCCAGCCACTCGATATCCATCCAGAGGATTTGGGATTTGGTTGGGTCGAGGGTGAGATTGGAGGGGCCGGTGCCGTTGAGGGGGTCGATGTTCCAGTTGGATTGGGCGACGCGGGTTTCGGCGAGGGTGCCGGTGGAGGAGCTGCGTTCGACGAAGGAGAGGGTGGTGTTGTCCAGCTCCAGGTACATGCCGTTGGCGGCGCCGTAGTAGCCGATCCGCTGGCGGAGGTTGGTTTTGGCGGGGTTGAGGGTAAAAGTGGACATCACCAGCAGGGATTTACCGGGCTGGTAGGAGAAGCATTTTGTGGTCTCGCGGATGACCTCGGAGCCGGAACTGGTGGTTACGGAGAGGTTGACGAGGCCGGCGTTGGCGTCGAAGGTTGCGGTGCCGCCGGTTGCGGTGGAGGTGCTCCAGAGGCCGTTGTCGTGGTAGCGGTGGCTGGAGTCAAAGAGGGTGAGCGGGCTTGACGTGCGAATGCGGCCGAAGGCGTCGGTGGCTCCAGCAGCATTGGAGCCGCCCGCAGTGCCGTAGGGGGTGTAGTACGGGTTGTTGACGGAGATCGTGTTGAGTAGCTGCATGGCGGCCTCTGTGTAGGGAAAATGAGGCTATTTCTTGGGTTTTTTGGCGGTTTTGGCGGAGGCTTTGAAGGAGGCGGCGGTGGGGGCGCCTTTGGAGCCGGGTTTGCGCATTTTTTCGCCGCTTCCGGCAGCGATGCGCTTGCGCTTAGCGTTGATGTTGGCGTAGAGACCGGGTTTAGCCATTATTTTTTACCTTTTTTGGTGGATTTTTTCTTGGGCATGGACATGCCAGCCTCGGAGAGGGCGATGGCGATGGCCTGTTTGCGGGATTTCACCACGGGGCCTTTCTTGCTGCCCGAGTGGAGTTCGCCTTTGCCGTACTCGCGCATGACTTTGGAGACTTTTTTCTGGGCCTTGGTGGGTTTTTTGGCGGCCATAACGTCCCAGGTGGGTTACCACACACGATAGTTGGTCTTGCCGAGGGATTCTGGTTTGGCGAGGTTGAAAGTTTGGAGGCAGAGGTAGCCGAGGGCGTCGAAAGCGTGGTCCACGCCGAGGTTTTTGTTGGGGAGGCCGGTGCCGGGGGCGTAGGTCAGGGTGCGGAGGGATTTTATGAGTTCCTTGCAGCGGGGGTGGATGAAGAGGCGGCGGGTTCCAGTGGCGTCGAGGAGGGCGGTGTTGACGCAGGTGATTTTGTCGCGGATTTTCCAGGGGGAGCGGGGGCTGGAGACGGTGAAGCCGGACTTGCGGAGGATGTTGTGGTCGGTGGCGCCGACGCCGGAGGTTTTGCGGGCGCCGCCGGTGGGGTCGGGGCAGGCGATGATGCGGCGTTCCACGCCGAAGCGGGACTGGATTTCTTCGCAGAGGTCCCAGGTGGTGGCGCCGCCGGTCATGATGACCTCGTCGAAGATCCAGAGGACGTCGCCTTTTTTGACGCCGCAGACGGCGGACATGGGGTCGATGTTGAAGTCGACGCCCAGGAGGAGGGGGAGGACTGGGAGGTCTTGGACCAGCTTGTCGATGTTGTCGTCGGCGAAGCTGATGGCGACGAGGCCGGAGAGGTTCTCGAAGCTGGCCTCGAATTCTTGGCGGAAGGTGCGGGCGTCGAGTTGGGCGCGGGCGGCCTCGATTTCCTCTGGGGGGACGTTGTCGCCTTCGATGGTGGTGAATTGCCAGCGGCTCCAGTCCGGGTCGTCGTTTTCGCAGTAACACCAGAGGTCGTAGAACCAGCTGGCGGTGCCGTCGGGGGTGGAGATGAAGAGGGCCCAGCCCTGTTTGTCGGCGAGGGCGGGGCGGATGACCTCGAACCAGACCTCGGCGTCCATGAAGGCGGCTTCGTCGAGGACGACTCCAGCGAGGCTTCGGCCGCGTAGGGCCATGGCGTTTTCGGTGCCTTTTAGCTCAATCGTGCTGCCGTTCACCAGCTCGATCTTGAGGTCCGTCTCGTTTTTGCTCTTGATCCAGGCCTTGGGGACCAGCTTTTTCATCACTTTCCAGGCGATGTCCTTCGCCATCCGGTATGTAGGGGCCGCGTAGAAGAATGTTTCGCCCGGTCGCTCGATCGCCCCACGCAGCAATTCGATACATGAGAGGTAGCTTTTTCCGAAGCGGCGGCCTGCTACCAATACTCTGAAGCGTTTGCGGCTGGAAAATACCTCGCCCTGGGCGTATCTCAGGGTTAGCGCACCAGCAGAATCGGGCATTTGTATTTTTGGGGGTACCTTCTAGGGTAGTACAGAGAATCGAACCCCTGCCCCATTGGGGCGTGTGTAACAGTAGGAAGAATTGAGAATGTGTCAGTAGGTTCCCTATGCGCTGCCACGCGCCGCCCATCGCCGGACCCTACCCCCGGCCGGGGGAGGCGGTGGGCCGGTGGGCCGCTTCCGCCTCGGGGGTCGGTGGGGATCAGGCAGTGGCAGCCATGCGGCGGCGAACTGTAGCGCGGCTGCAGCCGAGCTGAGCGGCGATGGCGCGCTGGCTCAGGCCCTGAGCGTAGAGAGCCAGCACGGTTTCAGTGGTGACGGTCTGCGTGGTGACCGAGGCACCGGTCTCGGCGATCACGGCAGCCAGTGGTTCAGTTGTACTAGTCTCGGCAGTGCGTGGGCGGGTCGGCCAATTGCGAGCCAGTAGGTCGTTTGTACTATGCACCCAGCGGCCTAGCAGGCGGCCTAGGTGGTACGTGTGAACCACTAGCGTTAGCACGAAAGCGACGTAGGGAGCGATGGTACGGGCATACTGCTCCAAGCGAGCAGAAACTTGAGCGGTTGTGGGGTAGTGCACTTGTTCTCCTTGGTGTAGGTGGATTGTGGGTGAAGGGTCCGTTGCTCCCTCACCCATACAGTATAACACTACAGGCAGGCAGAACACCGATACTGTAACATATTGTAATACAGTTCAGATGTACTAGCCTTCAGCGATCCATGTAGAGAGCGCTGCATCCCACGCCAGCGAAGAACACAGCTAGGGGTGGCAGTGTGGTCACACAAGCGAGAGTGAGGAAGGTTGCTGCAGTGAGCTTAAGCATGGGGTGGTGTCCCGTGGTACCCTCACACAGTAGCGAAGCCGGGGACCGTAGCAAGGTTGCGACGCTCCAGCGTTCACACTTTGTAACACTCGCAGTGGGCTCAGGCTTGCCGCTTGTCTTCGACCGTGATATTGAGCGTCGGGGCTGCCGCGGCCGCGGCTTCCGGCGCAACCTCGCCAACGACCGCGCCAAGGTCGCGCATCAGCAGCTGAGCCGAGCCGATCTGGCCCTTTCGGATCGCTGCGTCAATCGCTCTCATGCGCATAGCCTGCAAACGTGAAACTATACTCTCGCGATCTTTACTCCAATCTTCCTCGTTCCATTGCTTAACGGCGTCCCAATCACGCCAAGCTGTAACTTCGCCGATGCTTTCACGGTCAGCATGATCTAGCACCAGTTGGCGAACAGGTAAGCCCGTCAACTGCCGCTTGTACAGCCGCTTCCGGCGCTCTTCAATCACGGCGTCAGGGTTACGTTTCCCGTAGGGTCGCGGCTTGTTTGTTACAGCTTCCGGCTGATCTTCCGGCGCTGCGTTGTTAGCTTCCGGCTGATCTGTCACGGTTACAATCCCCAACGGCTTTGGTTCAATCATAGACGCACACTAAAAGACCCGGCAGCATGGCCGGGCCCGGTAGGGTCTGCAGTGTGCCAATCAATAGGACGGGATCAGGAACGCAACGGTGCATGAGCCGATCGGCCGCAGTTCGAATCCCTCGCCGTAGTCGAACGTACGGCAACGGCAGCCGGTAAGCCCTAGCGCAGCCTTGCCGGCCGCTACGATCTGGCGCCGTGTTGCGTCAGCCGGTAGCTCGAAGCTCTCGCGGTTGCACCATGAGTAGTTTGCCTCACCACCAAACGTGTCAGTCAGTTCTGCCTGCCAGAGAGTCTGCATCGCTCAGGCCTCCCAATAGTTGCCGAGACGGAATTCAGCGACCATAGAGTCAGCGATGGACTCAGCAGCAGCCAGCCGGCAAGACTTAGGGAACCAATCCTGCCAGCGGTCGCGCATCCCTCCGAATTCCAGGCGGTATTGTTTGGCGGCAGGTACCAGCACGTAGCGGTCAAGGTACGCTATGGCGCGATCCTTGTTGTAGGTTCCGGCTTTGTGGAACTTTCCTAG